TTAAAACAGTGTTAAATCATAGTTAGGGTTGGTTAGGTCGTAGTTGGCTGTTAATACTTCAATCTTCTTCTTTTGAGGCTTACCTGTGTTATTAGCCACACTAACTGATTGCTCCAGCTTCATAGTATGCCAACCGCATTGCTTAGTATATTCAGTTAAAATGTCGCTTGGATAACTACTCATTAAAAACTTTCCTTTGATGCCTGAGAGCGTTTTTAAAAGCATTTCAAAGTCTTCCCTTGTATAGCCGTCATAATGACCACAATCACTATTAAAATAAGGTGGATCACAATAGAAAAAAGAATCTTCAGTATCTCTAGAGCTTATAATACGCAAGGCATCTGTACACTCAATCTGAACATTTTGAATACGAATAGCATAATCAATGGTAAACGCATCTCTTTTATTAGTTATCTTTTGACTAGTTGTGCCTTTTGCTTTATCATAACCCCAAGAACCGTCCAACATTGAGCTGAAACTTTGAGCTGCTTGCGCCCATACAGCCCAAGCACGCTGTATGCGACTAAACATGTGAGGGTTTTGGTAAATTACTAAAGCATCATTGAATAACGACCGTGAATGCAAGCTAATACGTATCATCTTTTCAAGCTCAACAAATTCGTTTTGTACAACTTCATAAAAGTTGATTAGCTCTCTGTTGGTGTCATTAATAACTTCTACTTCACTGGGTTGTTTTGCCCAAAAGATAGCACCACCACCTACAAATACTTCAGCATAAAGCTTGTGTTTTGGTATTAATGGCAATATGGTGGTTACAAGGTTTTGTTTGCCTCCATAATAGCTAGTTGGCGTTTTTAAATTCATATTTAATTGTATATTTGTTATCTCTTATCACTTAAAATAATACTATAGCCCGAACGCTGAAAGACTTATGTCCTCCAGTCCCGTTCGGGCTATGTTGTTAAAAAGTGGTAAGAGATTTTTTAATATACTGGAGGGCTTTTTACAGCACTCCTACATACGTAATGTAAGCCATGGTATAATATGGCGGTCTGTTTTCATGGGCTAAACCTCCCCCTTTATTATTCGTTGTTAGTGTATGGCTATGATTTCCATCTGTGCTAGTTCTGTAAATAGCGCCATTGCCGCCTCCTGAATCTGCATCATAATTTATATTACTTTGCCTAATAGCTCCATGATCTTCTAATCTATCATCACCAGGATATAGATGGTAGTGAGAACCTCCATTATTTGTATTTCCTATATGATTATGTGCTGGCATTTGCGCTTCATTAATAGCCACTTCTTTTAAACCTCCTTGTTTTCCAATTGTATCATAGTCTCCATCATTAGGATCTAAACCTACTATGAACATTCCAGATAAGTCAGGGATTCCATAAGTTGCATTATTAGCCTCATTGCATAATACCCAACCAGCATCTAAATCAGCTTCAAGACCCCAGTATGGTATTGCTGATTTTTTTGGAACTAAACGCCTTTGTATTTCCAATAATGGATTTAAACGCTCTAAATCTGCCCACTGAAAGGTTGCAACTCCATCGTTACCAAATCTAGCAAAGCGTGTAAAATAAGCGTTCTTATCATCGCCTTGACCATCGGCTGGATTGATGTCTTCTAAATAGGTTACAGCATCAACGGTTTCATCAATGGTTATTTCGGCAGCTAATGCACCACCTTGAAACGGCAACAACTCACCATCCAAAACAATAAAGCCATCGGCTATAACGCCATTATCGTCTTCACATCCTTTAAGAATGTAGTTATTGCCTCCAAAAGCCGTAAGCTCATGAACGGTATTTATCATATCACGTATAAAACGCCATGTTCTATTATCGGCAGGAAAGCCACTGCCTTGTACTTCAAATTTATTCATCGGTATAACGTATTTCGTATGTTTTGTCTGGGCTTCTGTAAAAATCGCACAATGCCCTTAAGCGAATCATTTCGGAATCTGTTAAATTCAATCCAAATGGTAACAATACAATAAAATCTACATCTAAAAGCTTGAGTTCATCAGGTTCGTAGAAGTAAACTGCCTTATCTTCTTCAGGTTCATAAAAATGTACTGGAGCGGTTTCTTCAGGCTCAAAAAAGTAAACAGGACTTTTATAAATGCCGTCCACAATTCTTATACGCCTTAAACCAATATCAAAAGTATCATTAAACACATTTACCATGCTGTAAACTTGTGGTGTATGCTCTATTTTATAAATGGCATCAGTACGTAATCCCATAAACTTACTATGTAAGCTCTGTAATGGCTTTATTTGGCAAAGCAACCAATGTACCAACCGTGTTTTACGCAAAGCAATGGGCAATAAATGCACGATGTATTCATTAAATTTTATGTTGAATACTTTATCCATTACAATACTTCAGGTTTTGGAATGAAATTAATGTTTAGATTGTAGTCTGTAACCACCATATAACCGCTGTTTGCCACATAACTATCACTAATGGCTATAAAGGCAGATGGTGTTAAATAATTAGCCTCACAAAGCCTTATGTAAGCTTCACGGTTGCTACAGCCATCAACATCCTGTAATAAGTCTTCCAACTTAGCAATATTGAATTCACCGTTAAATTTCAAATTCTTTAAATAGTCTCTTACTACATCTTGAACTGGTGTGTTTGAGGTTCCATCTATACGAGAACCATTTTCATCCAATACCAAAGGATTGTAAAAGAAATCTATATTTAACTTTAAATCATCAGCTTCATCGGTATAGATGATTATTTTAGTTCCAGCAGCTTTAACTCCATGTTCGGGGTCTGAATAATATACTTCTAAAGCTGCTTTAACTTCATTGGGTACTGGTGCTAAATCGCCATTTTCATCTTCAGTGGCAACTTTAATATACAAGTGTTTTCTATTATTGAGTTCTAATTCAATTACAGCTGCACGTTTAATGACTTTCATGGCTTCAATTTCTTCTTCGGTATAGCCATCATCGGTATATTCGTCATTAATTATTTGCTGGCCATAGCGAAACTCTAAAGCTCTATTTCTGTACCAAAGCAATGAGTATTTTTTTTGCTCCTTTATTTTGGTGTTTATTTCTTGAGTGAACAAATCAAAAAACACGTAGAGTGTCCAAATTACCGTTGCCACAATACCTGCCCATATACCAAATATGGATACTTTACTGGTACTATTCAAGGTATCTAAACTAATGTAGTTGGCTTTTTCTGTGAGGATTTGAGCCTTTATTTCTTGTTGTGTTGGGATTGCCATAATATTATATTTAAGCTAGTCTTTTTTGTAAAGCACCTGTAGAACTATTTATATAACCTTGACCTACATCTAAACCACCAGATGCTGCTGCTGTATCATCTGCATACTCTGGAATAGAACTTAAATCAATAGAGTCTATGTTTAATGTAGATAGTTTTGTTCGTCTGTCTGCTAAAGCTCCGCCTGTGTCTGAAAGGTCTATGTATTTTATGCTCTCAAAGTCCTGTTCTTGTACTGTAACATATAAATACATATCCTCAGTAATAACTCTAGTAGATTGGTGTACTAATATGTCATTTACATAGTAATACATTACACCAGACAAATACCTAAACTCAAAAATTGCATCCTCAAAAGCTGGGATTCTATCAACAATAGGTGTGCCAGATGGCACAATACCTAGTGACTTACTTTTTAGTCCTTGGTCGCTTGTGTCTAAGTAAACCATATTATTCCAACTTGCACCAGCCTGTTGAAATTGAAACTCTGTTTGATACCATGAGCTATCACTAGCTGAACCCAATTTAAGTAAATTAGTTCTAGTGTCTGCTGACTGTATGCCTAGGACACTTCTTTTATACCTAAATAAAACTTTAAAATCTTTAGTATAATCTAGTGCTTTGTTCCATTTTACTGTCTGTAAAGTTCCAAAATTAGTTAAAGATACGGCTCCGACTTCACTAACATCTGGATGTCCTCCTGTTAAGAATGTCCAATCATCATTTGTAGGTTCATAAACCGTACCATTAATAACCTGCAAAACGCCTACAAATGTTGAAGAAACCCCATTATTTAAAGTAACATCGTAAAGTCCGTCAGTCGCACTGGTTGTTAAATTAACACATATCTCATTATCATTTATAAAAGTGCAGTAATTGATAACGTTATCGCCTCCACTTATTTGAATGGCATTAGGAATCTCACCATTACACATTGCGGGTATAAAATAAGCCCCTTTAAGTATAAAGTTTCCTGTGGTACTTGGTAAGTAGGTATCGGGGATAAGCTCTTCTAAAAAAGGAGCTTGAAGGGATATTTGTGAGATTTCGGATTCTTGTATATATCTGCTAGAACCGTCTTCACCGTTATTGGTAATCTGTTTGGTTTGTGTTATTGAAGTTGATAAAGCAGAACTTTCAGTACCAGTCAACAATCTATAATCGTTTTCGTCACCAATAACACTGCCCAAATATTCAAAATAAGCACTACCAGAATCAACATTTGGATGTGCGCTGGCATCTGTAACAAATTGTATAAACGCATCGGTTTGATTGCCTTGGTCTGCGTATAAAGCTGCCATGTCTGCATATTCGTTTTCAACAACTTTAAACAGAGGCTTGTTTTGCAAATCATTATAATCGTTGGTTTTGGCTACCAATGCCAAATCATCATAAACAGCAAAGGTATCTAATAGTGTTTGTAAATCTTCAATCTCACTTATTTGATGAAACTCAGGATGCACATAGTTTACCAAACCATCCAGTTTGGTTTTTAAAGCGGTGGTAAAATCGTTTGTACTTAAGCCTTTTCCAGCTGCTTTATCCACTTTATTATCTAAAGTGGTTTGCAGATCTTGAATATAACTTATAGGTTGACTGTTGGGTAATGCAGGTACGCTTATGATGTGATCCACCTCATTACCATCACTATCTACAATGGTAAATTTATAACCGCCAGATTGAGCCGTTATAGATTTTAATAACCAACCCGAATCTTTATGCCAAAAGCTACTTAATAGATTAAGCCATTTGTTTTGTATTATTGGGTCGGTGCATGTAAGGTATGCTATTAAAATATTTAGTGCTTGTTTCATTTCTTTTAAAATTATTTAAAGAGTTTACATAAGTCGCATGGATCTGTATTCTCAATGCTTACTAAATCTATTGATGATAAAGCAGTTGAAGGCTTTATTTGCTTTTTGCTGTAATAGGTTTGAACCTCTGGGTTTGATGCTTCTAAAACGGGTATGTTTATGATAGTACCAGGAACAATAATATCGGTAACACTCAAGTTGTTTTCAACAGCCAACACAAAAGCTTCAGCAATGCTTCCATATTGCTGAATAGCGATGTCCAATAGACTTTGTTTGTATTTAACTCGAACTTCCAATTATTCAGGGTTTTTAAAATTAGTTCCAAATTTTCTAGTGATATAACCTAAAATACCAGTTGCCTCTTGATAGCCCAAACCTTCTAAGTTTTCAAGCAAGCTTTTAAATAGTTGATAAATTACTCCTGATAGAAATGACCAATACAATAGAATGAAAGGATCTATTTCATAATCCATAACTTTAGGGAAATGCAATCCCATTTTAAAGCTTTGAAGAATAAACAATATGGTAAGATATACGCCTACTTTTAAGAACATACGACCCATTTTACGTGATTGTATAATTTGTTTGTTTTTCTTTGATACAGCAATTCCTGTATTAAATTCTAGAATGTTAAGCAAAACAAATGCGCCTAGAACCAACAGAGGTATGCCAAAGTAATTTTGAAAAAAAGATTCAACAATGCCAATAATTAAAGACCATGTAATGACTTTAGTACCTATCATATAACCAAAAGTGCTAATTTTAAAATCGTTTAAGTTTTCAAAGCCAAAGCCGTTGAATAAAAAATTTAATGTTTTCATTGTGTGTTTCGTTTCAATTGTATATAATCTTTAAGGGCTTCATAATCTTTCCCGTCTCGTTGCAAATGAAGCTTTACCCGTGTTTGAAGCTCATCATCATCTACATTACTTTTTATTAACTGAATTAAGTTTGCACCCAGTAAAGGATCTTCTTTTAATTCGCCTTGGTTCATTCTTAAAATCAAACCAACATCTTGAGTGAGGCTTTCTCCTATTTTGAAATCGCCATTCTCAATAATTAAATCGTCGTTATCATCTAATAAAATATCCTGTTCCATTATGGCGTTGCTTTAATAATGCCAGTTCCAGCTACCGCACCTCCAGTTGCCGATGTTCCCGTAACCGTGGTTTCTCTACCAACTGTAAATTGAGCTATAGCCTCAGCAAGTTCATCAGCAAAATGTTGACGAGCTGCTGGTATATCCACAGTAGGATCATCACTATTAAACTCCATAGCTGCTTTTATTTTTGCTGCTAATTGCGCTTGACTTATTGGCATACTTATTATTCTATTAAAACGGTATTTAAACGCTGTTTAATGGCTGTGGTTGCAGCTACATTTATCGTGTTACCGTATATTACTTTTATCTTGTTTACTTCGTCTATGTAATCGTTAAGTATCTCTTTAAGGCTCTCATTTCCTACCTTTACGGAAAAGCCCTGGTCTTTTATTTTTAGTTCGGCTTCTTCAGTTGTCCAAACGGCTTCTTCAAACGCTTCACAGTCTATCAAGAAGGTTGAGGCTTCTTGGTTTAGAATAACACCTATTAAGCATTTTGCACCTACTTTGGGTTTTCTGTAAAAGGAACTTAAGCCTAAAAGCACATCATAAAACTCTAAATCGTCAACCAATCCTTTTACGGTCATGGTCTTGTTTTCCCAATCTACTTCAGTAACCATTGCCCAATGGGTTTGCACTTTGGTTTTAGAGTTCATTGTTTTGGACAATAATTGTCCAAATTCCTGTATTTCGCTTCCTTTACTTTTCATAACAATGCGCCTCCTAATGTTATTTCCTGCCTGTAACCAGATTTACCAAAGGTTTTTTTAACCGCTTCTATATAATAAATTCCTGATCGCTCTGGGTATAAACCACTCTCTAACTTTAATTTCAATCCGTGGGTTACTGAAGGCGTTCCAAAGCCTGTAAAACTGCCATCGAACCCTCCACGCTTTTTGGTTTCATAATCTTTCTCAAGCAACTTTTGCACTTCAGCTTTTACGGCAATATTGTAATAGGTTAGTTGGTAGGTGTCGCCTCCATCATCGCCAATCTCTACTTCAATCTTTTTTCCATCCTTCAGAACTGAAATGCCTTTTACCTTTAAAATGATGTCTTCAGCATTTCTATAGTTTAAATCGTTACTAACGGCATTGCGCTCTAAATGGAAGTTTAGGGTTTCTTCATTACTATCATCGCTGTAATATTTGCCACAAACCAACTGCTTACCTTTCATGTAGCTGAATAGGTTGTATGGGTCATTTTGGAGTTTATCCAAAACCGCTGCTACATTAGTGTTTGCAAACCGTACACCACCCAGTTCCACACCTTCTAAAGCATCAACCGAATAGTTTGGTGCAATGGTTTCCAAAAGCTTTTTAAGGCTGACAGATTTAAAGCTCACGTTTACTGGCAACTGTTTAAGCTTCCACATTTCGTCTTGACAAGTGATTTGGATGGGAATGCTTGCTGATACTTGAGAAATGTAACCTTCAAACTCTTTTATGTATTCACCATTGTAACCTAGAGTTATAATGACTGGAGCTCCACGTCTGAATACTTCACGAACTTTATTTTTATCAAAGAACTTTACGTTTCTAGGCAACGTTATGATTGCCTTATCAGTTAATAGCTTGAAACTGCTTTCAATCTCTACTGAAGAAACTTTTTTTATTATCATGTCTTTCCGGCCATTGTATTCAGGAAAGGAAATATGAGCGTTCATTGCCAGTGTCATAAAACCAATTCTAAAGGTTCATCACTACTAGCTGTAATTTCAAAAGGAATCACATTTTGTTTTCCTTGAGGTTGTTTAAAATCAAAGTCTTCAATGGTTAATCTATAAATGCTTTTATCTTTAAACAGTGCGCCAATAACTTCAATGCTATCTGCAATTTCTTCCCATTTTAATAATTGTTTATGCTGTTCGTAAGCCGATAGATTTGGTGTATCTAAACACAAACCACGGATGCGAATTTGCCAATCATCAAAACCATAGATCTCTTTTACAGTGCCGTTGCTTCCTAACACATTGGTTTTGGTTATGTTTTTGGCACGTCTAAAATCTGCTACACTGGCATGAGGCAATTCAAAATCGTTTAATCGTTTCTGATCTAAAACTCCTGAAGGTTTATAATACTGGTATGAACCACCTTTAAACTTCATTGGAAACATCACAGGCGTTCCCATCCAACTCATTTTCTTAACGTCCTCAATGGGTTTTGTTGGAATGGATTGATAGTTTGCATCGGCACTAGGTTGTACAGAGAAAGAATCACTCGCATACCTTACAGGAATGAATCCGAAAGCAAGGTTAAAAAGTTGTGATATGTCGGGTTTAAAATTGCTCATTATAAACTTATAAGGGAGTCTCTTAATCTATCGTTAATCTTGCCTGTTACAGCATCGGCTATTTTGTCAATGTCATTGCGCCAGTTACCATCAATGTTGAAATAGTTTTTTATGTCTAAATTCATAGTAACGGTTTTACCAGCTTCTTTACCAGCACCTTTTAAGCCGTTTGTGTTACCACCTGAAGTATCTAAATTACCAGTAGCATTACCTGCAAAATTGGTTAGATTTTTAGTGTCAACTTCTGGAGTTGTGTTAGGTAATACAGAACCTAAACTTAACCCTGTTGTTTCTTTTTTCTTTTTCTTTTTGGCATCAACTTCAGCAACACCTTCATGATAGGCAGTAGCAGCTTTATTGCCAACACCTTTCATATCGTTGACAAATTTCTTTTGTGCATCACCACCAATGCCTGTTAAATCGCTAACCGCTTTTTTACCAGTTTCCCAAGCTGCTTTCCAATCGCCTTTAAAGAATAGCATCAATGTTTTTCCTATTCCTGTAATACCTGAAAGCATTTCTTTTATTCGGTTTATAACCAAGTCCTTTATTGCCACGGCAAAGCCTTTAATAGCTTCCCATGTAGCATAAATAGCACCTCTAAACCAACCAAACTTATTCCAAGCGTACATAACTATAGCTACCAGTGCTGCAATAGCTGCTATTACAATACCTATAGGATTGGCATCCATAGCTGCATTCCATAACCATTGTGCTGCGGTTACTATTTTAGTCCAAACTGCTTGTAGTTTTTGTGATAGTATGAGTTTCTTCAGGTTTAGATTAAACAACCTTACTTGAATAGATGCGTAATTGAACATGATGATACCTACACCTAAAGCTGCTGAAACCAACGCTCCAACGGTTACAAATTTTGTTAGTGTTGGATTGGCTTTCATAAAATGACCAACCATTTTAAACACGGATTGACCAACTTGTAAAAGCTTCATTAATGTTGGTTGGGCTGCAACCATCATTTCATCCATGGCATTGTTAAAGCTATTTTTAGCTAACTGCATTTGTGCCTTGGTGGTTTGTGCCATTGTGCCAAAAGCCGTTTGAACATCTCCAGTTGCAGATGTAACTTCAGCTGTATTTTTACTCCAGCTCGCTCCCAGTTCACCACCAAGTCCTAAAACAAGTTTAATGGCTTCTTGACTTCCAAAAAGTTTACCTACAAGCTCTTCTTGATTAACGCCTGTTTGTTTACTGAAGGCTTCAATACGAGGCATCAACTCGTTAATGTAGTTTTGTAAACCACCTGCACGAGTGATTGATTTCGCATCAAAAGCAATGCCTAGTTTTTTTGCGGCATCAGTAGCTTCAGCACTAGGCTTGAGCATGGCATTTAAGGTTGCATTTAACTGCGTGGCCACTTCAGAGGTAGAACCCATCGGACCTGATGCGGTTGCAAATGTTCCAAGAAGTTCATTTTCTGTAACGTTCAATTTAGCTGCTACAGCTGTAACCCTTGGTAAGGATTCTGCCAAAGCTTCTAAACTTGGAATTTGTCCAAGCTTAACGGTACGTTGGAATTTATCTTGAATGCTCAAAGCTTCATCCCATTGTTTACCGTAGTTTTTTATAATGGTGGATGTAGCACCTACAACTGTGCCTACTTGAGCTTGACCAGCAATTGCAGCTTTAGAACTGTCTTGTAAAAATTGAACCCAATTGTTTTCAGGAACTCCAGCAGATATGGTTTCATAAAGCCCTTTGGCTATTTCTTCACGAGCTGTTGGTACTACTTCAGCAATGCCTTTTATTTGTGATTGCAGTTTTTCATAATCTGCCCCACTTTTATTTGCCATGGTATTGGCAACTGCCATGGAGTCCTCAAACTGTATGAAGCCTTTAGCTCCAGCACTAAGAGTTGCTAATAAAGATACGCCAAGACCAAGCTTTGCAATAGTATTTGAAAATGATTTGCTTTGGGTCTTAAGGCGGTCAATCTTGCTGTCTACCATACCAATAGCACGCTCTGTAACTTCACTGGATTTGGCAATTTTACGCATGGGCGCAGTTACCTTATCCATAAGTTCAAGAATCCATTGTGTAGTTGTAGAGCTTCCTGCCATTATTATCCTTTAAATAGCTGACTTAAGATGTCAGCCAATGCTTTTTTACTTGCAGTTTCAATTATTTTAGATAGGTTCTTAAAATCAATCGCTTTTACGTAGGCATATTCTTGATAGAGTTTTGCCCATTCATCGTCAGATAAGGACTCTGGTTCTATGTGATAGTGACTCCGTAAAAGCGCATTGACTTTACTTATAAATTGGTGATCGTCGGCTGTGTCATCGACCTCAAGTTTGTAGAGGTCTAACGCTTTTTTACCTTACTTTTTGCTTTAGAGGTAAGTTCTACGATCTGCGATAACACTTCAGCGTAAACATCGCCATCGTTTTCCAAAGCTTCCATGTCACCACCAAGCACACAGTTAGCTATAAAGATTTGATTCACTTTTGCTACATTGCCTTTTGAAGCTGGCTCACCAATGGCTTCCATAACGGTTCTGTTTGGTTTTCTTAAAACAAACTTCACGTTTTTACCTGAAGCGGTTTCAACTTCTAAATCTACAATGCGGTCTTTACCATATTTAGCTTCCCACTCCAGATTCATATCTGGAGTGATGTCGCTATACTTTTGAAAATCTTTGATCATCTATCTTAAATTACGTTCCACTCAATGTGTGAAACAATTAAATCGAATTTTGTTGAAATTGTGCCATCGTTGTTTTTTACCTCTACACCATTGTTCATGAACTCACAGTTACGAATACGGTCTTTTTGAATAGATCCGTCTTTCTTTTCATATTGAACATTGATATCAAAAGGTAAAATATCCTGAATGTATTGACCAGGAAGTAATGCACCTTGCAAACCGTCTACTTCTTCTTTGTAAAGCGTAATAGAAGCTTTGGCTTCATAGTTTCCTTCACCACGTCCTACGGGCATTTTACCACCACCGTAAGCGTTCTCTTTTTTGGTTTCATCGGTATAGCTTAACTCAGTAATACCTTCAACATCTCTGGATAACAAGTTTACAACTATGTTATTCCAACCAGTCATCTGACCGAATCTGTTAATTATTGTTGCGTCTGTTGTCATAGTTATAATTTATCTGTTAATCCTAGGTCTACATCAAATTCAAACACGATACCATCAACAACTAGTTGTCCTTTCACTTTTAAAGGTGAATCTTCAGCCAATACCTGTGATGGATTAATGTAAAAATCGAAGCCACTAATTTCATTATCAGTAATCATGGTTTCTAAGGCTTTGTTAAGTCTAGAGTTCCAGTCTGATATGGTTGATGATTTTATAAAACCAGTAGTTGGGTTCTTTTTAACGATACCACGTACTTTTGGTATTAATGTGGTACGTATCAATCTTGAGGCTTTATTCCAAACCCGATTGTTTTCTATGTATGCAAAATCATCTGCTTTTTCCACACAGGTTGGTGCATTATTGAAAAACACACCCCCATAGCCGTTAAAACTTCCTGCATAAATATATCCTGAATCGGTTAATGATTTTTGATCAGCATCAGACAGTGTTTCAAACGGATTGCCATCAGATAATTGAGAGGCTTCCCAAATGCTGGTGCCATCAATGGTTAAAGGAAAGTCTTCACGTCCTTTAAACGCATCAGGTTTATTTAGAATATCAACCGATCCTAAATTTTCATTCACTTGACGAACTGCCAGCATGCCCAAAACCGAACCAATAGATGCATATTTAGTATATGCTGCATCCATAGATGCAATGGCAGGATCTTGCGCTATGCTTACCGAAACATTTGGTGCATTTTTAGCACGCAGGTCTGGGTAATTTGCAATAGGTGTAATAGCAGCTGCCTCTCCTTTACCTTCTAAAATAACGGCATCTATATATCTAAATTCAGCTTTTAAAGCATCTACAAAAGCCTGTACAGGCTCAACTTCATCATCAATAGCAATTACTTCAGTAACGGTATTCATAACACCAATGACTTTAGCATCAGGCACAGAACGAACGGCTGTTTTAAAAGCATCCAACGCCACTAAAGCCGATGGTGCTAAATCTTCAGCACAAGGGATTAGATGCAATACGCCATCTGGACAATACGTAAAGAATTCAAATATTTCATTGTACACCAGTACACTTTCATTGGCATCAAACGCAGCGTTGACACCTAAAGCTTCAGCATCCGATGCCTGTAAAAGCTTTTTAGCTTCGTAAACCGTAAGGGTAGTTCCAGTAAGAGGCATACAAGCTGCCAATATGAAGATGTTATCTTCACTGGCATTTCTGCGTCCTAAACCACCTTTTCGTTTATTTATGTTAACTCCTTTAAAACTCATTATTCAGCTGGTTTTAATTCTGCAATTCTAGCATCATAAGCAGCAATTACAGTGCTTCTGTTTTTGCCTTTTGCTTCAATATCTTTAGCCGATTCAACCAAATCAATGGTTTCAATGGTTTTAGCTTCAGTAATTAAAGCTTCAGCATTTTTTGGTTTATTAGTATCATTGCTTTCAGAAGTGTCTTCATTAGCAATTTCTATCACTTTGCCTTTAGCACCTGCGTGTAAGTTGGCTCTGTTTTCATCTAAAAAGAATTGACCATCTGTAGTGGCAAATACTTTGTCGGCTTTTGGATAGTCTTTAAAAACGTCCTGAGCCTTTTTTTCTAATTCAGCTTTGCTGTATGTTTTTTTCATAATTAAAAGGGTTTTGATTTTATTAATGTGAATACGAATCCTATCAACGAAGCAATGCCAATAAAGGCTAGGGCTTTCATGTACCAGGGCGATTCTTTTACTTGTACCGTATTGGTAGTATCTTGAGACTGAGTAATCTTTAAAAGTGTCTCAATAATTTTATCTTGACTTTCAATAATAGCTTCGTACTCTTCAGTAAAGCACTGTACTTCTACAGTACCGTTTACTTGTCTAACTGAAGCTTTGGTTCTGCCACTCTCAGAGGTTTTGATTATTGGCTTTTCAGTAAGGTCTTTAATTGGTACTAAAAGCTTTAAACTATCTGCCTTAATTCTAATCGTGTCCTTTTTGGGCTTGTAGGTTATGGTTGTTATAGAATCTCGTTTAACATCCTTAACCGTTTTGGAACTTACAAGCTTACTGCCACCGCAACTGCTTAACAGTAATAAAATGACTATGTATTTTACCAATGGCTTCATACGTTCATTTCAAAATGTGGTGAGTCAATAAAGCCATCTTTAATGTCATTTTTGTTCCAGTCGCCTCCCCATCTGTTTAATGGGTGCAATGTTTTCCAATAATCACCTAATGGTTTTATAGTTGCCCAATCATAGGTTAGATTACCATTTACAAATACATTAAAGTCAACAGCCAATCGTCTTAAATGATTGCTGTTCATTGTTTTTGATTTTCCTGTTTGAACGTAAAGAAGTTGTTGTTCATTGGTTCTGTAAGCTTCACCAAAAGTTAACTCTAAACCATGCTGATAAGCAAAAACAATAAGTTTAGCTATGTTTCTAGTAAATATGCGTTGCTGTTCACTTAACTTCATGAGTATTGTTTTAATCCCCCAAAAGGGAGCAGGCTACTTGCAGTAAGTCAGCCTGCCATATTGAATTGACTAATTTTATGCTTTACCAGAGATAATGGCAGCACTACCTTCTATACCGTATGCCACGATAATGTGCCATACTCTGAAGCCTACTGTATTTTCTCTGTTTTCTGGATCTTCGGATGCAGCTCTAGCAAAACGCTTAACAGTTCCTACAGCTTTAGCTGTGCTTCCTTTATGGAAAACCACAGACGATTTACGTCCAACGGTTACAGAACCATAAGCTAATTTTGTTAAAAGTGTATCATCATACTCAGGAGTTGTAGAATCTTCATAGATTTTAAAACCATAGTATTTTCCACTTACAACACCATCAATTTGGTTGTGATATTGGGTATAGAATTTTCTATCTTCTTCTAATAAATCTGAAACGTGATCGTCACATAGTATTAAGATTCTACCTTTTTTATTAATACCAGCCTTATTCATTTTAGACTGTAAGGTTCTTAAATCTTTAGTTTGAAGTTTTAAACGACCTGTACCATCATCTTCACCAGTAGATTCTAAAACAAATTGATTTTCGGCTTCGTCATTTGCTTGAGGTGCCAATCCCCATAGACCGTACTCCATAGTTTCATCTTCTAAAGTTTCACGATGTTGACTTTGAACATCACTTACTTTTTCATAAGGTAAAGCGTATAGTTCATCTTCAGTAACAATGGTATTTTCAGTGTCAAACTTGTTTAATGCAACAACTACATGGCTATCGTCTCTATTATTCTTAACAATAGGATAGTTGGTATTATTGATTAACACCGCTGGAGCTGCACCACGTTTAGGAATTTTAATGGTATCGTTATTTACCCAACTTTGTTTAGAGCGAATCTCACTAGCCCATGTATGTTCATGGCGCAATTGTTTGATCATCTCTTTTTCTGCTAACTGGTTTTTAATAGGTAATGCTACCGTTGTAACTGCCATAGTAACACCACTAGTTGTTGAGCCTGTAAATGCGTGGCTAACCATGGTTACTAATACAATAGCAATAATTGCTAATGCGAATTTTGATATATTTTTCATGTGTTTAAAAGGGTTTAAATTGCTGTTTAAATTATTGTTTACCAAAGTATGCTGCCTCTAATGCTTCAGCTTCTTTAGGTTTTTCGGCTTTAAGTTTTTCGTAAGCTTCTGGGTCTTTTTCCAAATAGTCTTCTAAAGTCCATTTTGCTCTTGAGGCATCGTTAGATCCATCAGCAGATGTTAAGTTGGCACTTAACTTTTCTCTACTTACCATGGCATTTAATGCTTTTTCTGTACCATTAAAATCAGCTTTAGCCAATCCTAACCAAGTTTCTTTTTGGTCTGCTGTTAATTTTTTTGCAACAATGGCATCATCTACTAACTTTTCAGCTTTTGCATTAGCTTCAGTTTCGTTTTTTTGTTTGTCCGCATCTGCTTGAGAGCGTTGTTTAAGCGCATCTACTTTAAGCGCACTTTTTGCAGCCTCGATTTGTTCGTCGGTTGCATCGGCTGATAGCCCTAAAAAGGCAATCAATTCTTCTCTGTTCATAATTATCTGAGTTTTGGATTTATGTTGTGTTTTTGTATTGGCAGTTACTTTTGGAATAATGGGAGCTCCACAGGCTTCCAATATTGAAATGTCTTCAGAGGTTAATACAGCTTCAGCTTCATCATCTATAAAATCAATAAAGCCATCTGCTTTAGCTTCGGTAGCACTCATCCAGTAATCACCAGCTTTCCACAATTCTTCAATTTCGGCTGTGGTTTTTCCTGTTTTCTTACTGTATTTTGCTAAGTAATCTTGAGTTACGTTTTTAAGAAGCTTTAAATCACTTTGAATTTGGTCTTCATTTCCACCTGTATAAATAGATGGTTTATGAATCATGATTTGGCTATTCAATGAAGCGGTGGTAGGATAGCATGCTATAAAATAAGTAGCAGCACTGGCAGCCAATGAACCAACAGTTATGGTAACAGTTTTAAAGCGTTTTAACTGATTGTTGATTTCAGCAGCTTCAAATACAGAACCACCTTGACTGTTAATATATACCTCGCATTCACTATGCGTTTTTACAAGCTCATCAACTTTACTCTGAAATTCTTTTGAATTATTAGCGTTCCAATCGGCTATACGTCCAATAATTCTAACATACGCTTTGCCTTCTTTAGACTCAGCGGTTAGGATTAGTTCCCTACCATTTTGATTGCCTTGAGCAAATACTCGTTTTTTCAAATTCATAAGGCAAAAGTGTACACAAATGCGAGGTCAAAAAAATCGACATTCCGAATCGGTAACTACAGCATACCGAATTAGTAACCATGGCTTACCGATTCGGAATCGCAAATTCATAAAGCAATGCTACTATTGGATATTTGCCTTGTAATATTGAGTACTCATGGCAAAAGACAAGGAAAGAAGCATAGCACGAATTTGGTACACCGAACAAAATAAAACCGCCAAAGAAATAGCCGAAAAACTAAACCTAACGGAGAAAACAGTTGGTGATTGGGTTAAAAAATATGGTTGGAAAGAAGAACGCAATGCCCGTGAAAATGCAGTAGATAAACGCATCGATAATATTAAGAGTGTTATTGATGATATTACTGAAGACAGATCATCTGCACGAACTCGATTAAACGAACTTAAAAAGGAGTTAAAAGAAGCGGTTGCCAATAAAGATACTGACGAAGCTACGTTAACCAGAACCATGATTTCTGATATTAAAAAAGAAATTGTTGGTTATGATGATGCCATAAGCAAGTGGAACAAAACACTTGAAAATTTTGATAAAGAGAATAAAGTATCCTTATCAAACTACCTGCATGTTATGGACGAGATTTTTAAAGATTTACAAGGCTATGACCAAGCTATATACATGGCAACACTCGATTTTCAAGAACAGCACATTAATAAAGTAAGCATACAAATAGGATGATCATAAAAAGACTCGTAGGCCTGTTAAAACACAGAGCTCCAAAAGAACAGTATTTCTTAGAACTAGGTTCATATTTCATTAGAAAAGGCACAGGCTATAAAGTTGGTGATGCTTTTGAATATCAAGGGAAAAAAGCCAGTAAAACGCTGTTTATTTCGAACCTATATTACAATTTCAAATTAAACAAAATCACTTATAAACTAGACAAAAACCCGATTCTAAACCGAAGTGAAAAGAAGCGATAAAATAGCATTAGACCGCTATAAAAAGCGGTTAGAGTTTGCACGTAGTGCTGGCGAAGTCAATCCTTTTGAAACCAAAGCGGAACAAAAGGCTAGAATTGAACGAGCTAAGACTGACGTTAAATTCATGGTGCAGTATTATTTCCCTCATTATGCAACAAGTGAATGTGCAGATTTTCAGATTAATTGGGCTAATAAAGTAAAAAGCAATAAAGAATTTATAGGCTTTGCAAAATGGGGACGTGGTCAAGCTAAGTCTGTTTGGAATAATGTTCTAATTCCTTTTTGGCTGTGGATGAATGAAGGCAAAAAATATTTTGTTTTAATAGGTCAAAATGAAAAACGTGCGCAACAACTTTTAGAAGATATAAGAGCTGAATTTGAAGGTAATCCAAGAATTATACATGATTTTGGAGAACAAAGACAAATTGGTTCTTGGGAAGACGGATTTTTTATTACAAAAGGAGGGTTTATTGGACAGGCTTTAGGCTTAGGTCAAAGTTGTAGAGGATTGAGAGTTAAGGAAAAACGCCCTGATCATGTTAATTGTGATGATTTAGAAACAAAAAAAACTATCAAAAATGAAACCATACAAACAGAACATGTTGAATGGTTTGAAGGTGAATTATTGCCTGCAATGGATGGTGAATTTGAAAGAGCAACAATTTCCAACAACTGGTTTGCAGATAAAATGTTTATTAAAAAATTGGCAGAACGTCATGAAGACTGGTATGTTGATGAAGTAGTTGCATATGATTCTGTTACATATGAACCAACATGGTATCAAAAATATGACAATGAATATTTCCGTAAAAAGGAAAAGAAAATGGGAAGAGCCGCTGCTCTTGCAGAATATTGTCATGAAGTTTCTAAAAGAGGAACAATATTTCTACCTGAAGATGTACAATACAGATTAATACCAAAATTAAATAGCTATAAAACTATTGTTGGTCATTGGGATGTAGCTTATTCTGGTAAACCCAAATCTGACTATAATGCAGTTCGTATATGGGGGCTTAAAGATAAAGATTTCCAATATATAAATGGTTTTGTAAAGCAGTGTAAAATGCGCGCTGCACTTGACTTTATGTGCTACATAAATAAAAACCTTCCAGAGACAGTTATTATCCATTGGCAATATGAATCTCAATTTTGGAACGATGAAGTTGAAAGGACTATTGAAGAAGCTGAAGAAGCTGCTGGTACAAACTTATTACTGTATCAAATAGATACTCCAAAAACTAAAAAGTATGATCGTATTGAGTCTCTACAATCATATTGGCAGAATGGCAGGATATGGTGGAATGAACAATTAAAAGGCAATACAAGTCAACTAATAGGATTGGATCAATACTATGGTTTTGGACCAGGATATAAAACTAAAGATGATGCGCCTGATGCTGACCATCAAGCTATAACTAGATTAAGCAAATATATCCCGAAAGGATCTGGAAAAGGAAAATTAAAATCTGGACGAATGAAGGGCAAAAACGAACGCATATGATTTACATAACTGAAGACGATTTAAAAACCGAAAGCTTTGAACGGTTTATTACCGAAAGTACCAGCGACTTTCCAACGGTAAAAGATAAAGCCGAATTAAAAAGCATTGGTATTGCTAAAACCATGCTCAAAGGACGTTACGATGTCGATACTATTTTTGATGAAACCACACCTATTAAAGATGAGTTTTTGGTTGAAATAATAACCAAGCTCACGACCTGCAAGATATTTGGGCGTAATGCAGCTAGAAAACTTCCAACCGATATTAAAGAAGATTTTGATTGGGCTATGAAGCAGCTCGAGAAAATCAATGCAGGGCGATTGGTATTAGAACTGCCATTAAATTCGCCAACATATGGAGCTCCAAGCGGTGATACACTTTGGGGCAATAACAAAAACGAAAACTTTTATATCTAATGAAATTACCTCAATTTATATACAATCCACTAGCAAAGTACGTGTTTAAAAACAGCGACGAACGTTTATTAAGAGTGGTAGCTGCCACTAAATCTGGTAGCAGTAATAGAATTTCCGATAAAACGGTTAAAGAAGCCATTACCATGCAGGCGCAAACTTTAGACCAGTGGAAAATGGCATTGTTACTTGCTAGTGATCCTGATGAGCCTAGTCGTGCCGAACTGGATAAACTGTACAAAAACTTAAAGCTAGATAATCATTTAGTCTCACAGTTTGAAAACCGAACCGAACCGGTACAAGGTGCAGATTTTAAGTTTACCGATGCAAATGGCAATGAAAATGAAGATGCTAAAACCTTATTTGAGGCACAATGGTATATCGATTTTGTGGGTATGTGCATGTCTTCTAAATGGGAAGGTACAAAGGTTATTGAACTCTATGAGGTAGATCCTGAAACCATGCTTTTAAAAGATGTGATTGAAATACCTATGAGCAACATTATACCAAGCAAAGGTCTTATTGTAAAAGAAGCTGGAAGTACTGAAGGTTGGAACTACAAAGAAGGTATGTTTGCCGATCAATATATTCAAGTTGGTAAGGATAACTTTTTAGGCATGTTGGCGCAATTAGCACCGATTGTTTTGGCTAAAAAATTGGGTGTAGGTAGTTGGCTGGATTATATTGAGAAATATGGTGTGCCTTCTATTTTTGCCATTACAGATCGTGAAGACCAGGAACGTTTAGACCAACTCTACGAAGCCTTGTTAAACTTCAAGTCTAACAACTTTATGGTTGGGCGTGGACAGGAAACTTTTGAGATTGGAAAAGATACAGGAAGTGGCAACTATGAAGTGTTTGATAACCTTATTGAGCGTGCCAATAGTGAAATGAGTAAACGCATTGTAGGTGCCACTGGTACAAGCGATCCTAAAGCTTATGTTGGAGCTGCCAATGTACATGCTGCCATTTTAGCTACCAAGCATAAACTGGATAAGTTTTTTGTCAAGGTCATTATTAATAACGAGCTTATTCCTAGATTGGTTAAGCTATCTCCAGCATATTCCATGCTTGCTAATTTAAAGTTTGAATGGGATGATTCCGAAAGCTTAACACTTAAAGAGCTGTTAGAAGCTGTAAAAGATTTAAGCACGTTTTATGAGTTTGATGTTGATGAGCTTGTCAATAAAACTGGATTACCAATTACAGCAGTAAAACAAAGTGTTGCAGCTGTCAATTCTACTCAAGAAACCAATCCAACTACTAAAAAAAAAAGTCTAAAGTAAACGCTTTTAAACAAATTGAGGCGTATTATAATGCGCCTCGATGCAGTCATGCACTTCCAGAACCCGTTGCCATTAATTTACAACCATGGAACACCGTTATTGAGCGTATTGCAAAAGAGCTTCATACTGGTAAATTAAAGCCATCGGATTTAGACCAGGAACTGGTTCAAAAAACCTACGACACTTTAAACAATGGTGTTGCTGATGGTTATGGTGCTAAGTACTACCAGTACAATAAGCAAAATACACCAACGGTTCAAAGGCTTCAGCAAAACATTTACCAGTTTTCCGCTGCTAAAACCTATCAGCAATTAGCGGAATACAACAGTTATTTAGTTGATGAAAATGGCAAAGAACGTTCATTTAACGACTTTAAACAGTTGGTTCTTGAAAAGCATCCTAAGTACAATCAAAACTATTTACAGGCTGAATACCAAACTGCTAAAGCTTCAGGGCAAATGGCAGCTAAATGGGAAGGGTTTCAGCGCAATAAAGAACGTTATCCGTACTTAAAGTACATGACCGTTGGTGATGACCATGTACGTGATGAACATCAAGCTCTTCATGGTTTCATTGCTCATATCGATGATCCTATTTGGGATAGTATTTATCCACCAAACGATTGGCGTTGCCGTTGCTATGTGGTACAGACAAATCAAGATCCTTCAAAAGAGGCACCAGATATAAGCTTTATGAAACCTGAATTTAGTGTGAACGTTGGTAAAACGGGTAAGGTGTTTAATAATCAAGCGCATCCATATTTTATAATTCCTAAAAAGGATGAAGACCGTATGAAGTTGGCTTTTGAAAGTATGAAGCTTCGTTTAGGGTATGGTAAAGCTCGCTATACATCACCTTCAGGAAACAAGGTTTTTGTACATCCATTTGCTGATGTAAAAGACCTTTATGAAAACTATTTCAATGCTGTTCAAATTGCCAATACACTTAAACGCAATGTAAAATTAAGACCGCATTTAGATGGTTTGGTCATGAAAAACATTAAAAATCCTGAGTACTTAATCAATAACAAGCTTGCTGAGCGTAAAGCTCCATTAATGCTCAATTTTAGGAACATTTTTAACAAAGCCGTAAAACAAGGTAGTGAAGTTGTGGTTGTGGATCTGATAGACAATCCACATTCGTTTGATGAAGTAAAAACGCAAATTAAAAAACATTTAAGCAAGCCTACAAATTATAAAAGCATCAAAGAAGTGATATTGATTTCAAAAGACCGTAAAACGATTGAATCCATTAAACGAAGTGCCATAAAATAACAAAAGCAACCCGAAAGTTGCTTTGGTGTAAGGGGTATTCTTGAAGTTACTCGCGAACTTACTTACACTGCAAATGTACAAAAAATATGAGTAGAATTAACAAATCACCTGATTTTCTTGCTATGAGCCAACAACTTATAAAGGATCTGCAAAGCGATGCCGAAAAACAGGGTATGGATTTTATTCATAATAATTTTTATCAAGAAGGCTTTACTGATGCTGCTTTTGAAGCTTGGTTGCCTAAAAAAGAAAGTGACACTTACAATATTTTGCGTGTAACCAATTACTTATTCAATAGTGTGCATGTGGCATCCAGTACTCAAGACAAAGTGGTTTTTGAAGCAGATGCACCTTATGCTGCCATACATAACGAAGGTGGTATTTTAAACATTCCTATTACAGAACGTTCCCGAAAGTTTTTTTGGGTAATGTTTAAAGCCACTGGTAACGAAAAATGGAAGTGGATGGCTCTTACAAAAAAAGACCGCTTCACCATAAAAATTGATAAACGGCAATATATGGGAGATTCTGAGACGTTCACAAGAGATTGGGATGCTCATGTGATTAACGAAATTATAACACGATTTAAACAACTTTAAAATACTATTAAAATGCAAAACTGGAAAGACTTATACAAAGAACACGCAACGGCCATTAGCGATACTATACCTGCCATTCGTTGGATTGATTTATGGCATAATCAGGTTAATTTTTTAACTGAAGAACATCCATTTCCAACGCCTGCCATATTTTTAAGCTACAGAACCTTGCGTACTGAAGATGTTGGCAATAAAGTACAAAAAGTAAACCTACAGGTTGATGCTTACCTATATTATGAAACCTTTGCCGATACCTATAAAGATGCATTTAACCAAGACAGTGCTTTGGAATTTATTGATTTAATGGACAACATAAATGCGTTGTTTCATGGTGCAGAAGGCGAAAACTTTAGTAGTATGAGGCGTTTGGGTTTTGCGCCTGTAGATACTGGTAACGCTGGCAATTTATACCGAATGAGTTATGAATGTACGCTTATGGATTATTCAGCATTAAAGGAGTTTGCCGATCATGAAATTAATGACATAACCATTGAGCATGATAAAACGCCTTATGCGTTGGATTAAACTCTTTGAAAAATAATGTCTTCTATGGTTTTAACCTCCCTGAAGAATACACTGGCAAGTTTACGTCGTATCCATTCATCATTATATTTTTGAACGCCATACTCCGTAACATTGGTAAGGCGTTCATGCTCTTTACGAACGGTATCATAAAATTGGTTGGTTGTATGTTTGGCAGCCATACTACAAAGTAAATACAAACTGTCCAATTTTGCAAAAGGAGTTATTAAAGGTCTTTCAACTGTGGATCAGATTCAAAATGAAGCTTGCTGTCCAGCATCATGTTTTTCTGTTCTTCAGTAAAGTCATCAATTGACATATAACCATTAGCTTGAGTAAATAATGTTTTAGCTTTGGTTAAAATAGGTTTAGCCAGTTCAGGATCTACTTGATACACTTGATATGCAGCTGCATAATAATCATCACATAACAAGTATAAAGCTGATGCCTTTGCTTTGTTGCATTTTTCTTGAGGTGTAACGGCACATAAAGCTTCAACTTTTTTAAAGCCTTCACGAAGCTCATCAGCCGATGATCTTGGTTGAATGTACTGGGAGTATATTTCGGTTAATGATTGTGATTGAACTGAAGCTGCAATTAAGAAAGCAGTTAATAGTAGTAGTTTTTTCATGAGTATTTGTTTAATTTTTACAATCCAATAAAGCTAAAATCATAGGGTTCTTTACCGTTTATGTTAGACCATTCTCCAGCAGGAGCATAATCAACTTTACACATATAGGTATCTCCTTTAAACGTTTTATAAGTTTTCAATGGAGCTTTAAAAACATTAATAGCCAACACTTTTGGTTTTTCTTTATTTGCTACGTATAAAGCAATGCATTTAAGCTCTAATTTTAAAGCTTCATTTGATAGATTAGCACCTTCAGGAACGTTAACCGTTACAACCGTTCTTTTACCTTCAGCAATGCTCATATCTTCAATATTAAATATAAAGCTTACGGTTTCTGTACATTCTGGTTGTCCATAAATTTGCGTTTGTTTTTTTGGGCTTTTTCCACAACCGAGTATTGATATACAAATAATAAAAGTTAGTTTTTTCATCATTATAAACATAAATGTAAGTAAATATATAAAACCCTCGAATTCGAGGGAATTAATTCTGCAACAATTCGTTTAACTGCATACCTGTACGTTGTTTCCATTCTTTTAAAAGAGCTACATATCTATTATGGGCTTCTTTTACGGCTTGAGGTAGGTAATGATCTTTTAATCCATTTGCTTCGTCTTCAAACACCTCCGTTTCTCCATCTGCAATATCAACATAATCAAGTTTGTTATCAACGTCCATATAGCCATCAAAATGGTTATATATAGATTCTAAACCAATTACCGTGCCTTGAATAGCATTAAGTATGTTTTGGCTGGATTGTATTTGTTTTTCTTTTTGTTCAGGTGTCATGGTTTACCCTATTTTAATTATTCCAATTTCTAAATCATAGCTTCTTAAGATTTCAATTCCTTCATAAGGAAATGGTTTTCCATTTGTTGGGTCTATTGGCATAAGCCTTCCTATTTCATTTTCTAAATCTAAATAAGTTTTTGGGTTCATTATAATCATTGATGGTTGACAACCTCTGTTGTTTCGTTTCCATATGTATAATTGTTCTCTTAGTTTATTGTACATGATCTAGTATTTCTTACCATGTTTATGCTCTCTTAAAGAATTATAACGCATTTTAGCAATGATATGAGATTCTAAATCAATGCCTTTTGATACTGCCAAGTCCATGACCCTAATTACAATATCTGCCAATTCATCCTCAAAATTATGACTTACATTGTTTGAAAAAAGGGCTTTAAAATTTTTATCAGATTGTACTTCAGTTAATGCTCTAACATTAAATTCTGAATTGGTATAATCATTGTCTCTATCAGCCTCCAAAGCTTCGCTTACTTCACTGTGTATCAATGCCAGTTTTTCTGGTACGCTTGTAGGCTTTTCATAAAAACCCTTGCTTATGGCGTTTTGGTGGATTTCTATTGCTAATTTGTTGATCATAATTATTAGTGTTTTAGGTTATAATTTAAATTATTAGTGTTTCAGGTTATAATTTATATGCTATTCTTGTGTACCAAGCCACAATCAGCACAAAATAAGCGTCCTTTTTGTTCTACTACATGGTTTTCAACCTCGCAGTTAAAACAATAAAGCGTTGGTAACTGGCTATATCTTTTTTTATTAAAATACCTCCTAATCACATAACCTCTTAAAATACTTATTATGGTAAAATAAACGGTAATAATTAGGTTTGTACCGGCACTTGTTTTTAAGCCAACCAAGGGCAGTATTAAAAACGTGCTGGCATAACTTATAACAAAACCAATGGCAGTATTGGTTAGGCTTTCTATTAATGATTGTTTTTTTGTTTGCATGGTTAATCTTTATAGCCAATGGCTGTTAAACTTGAAGGCGTACACAATAACTTTTCTCCAGTTTCTTTAAATTGATTGTCTATTATTTTTACTTGTAATTTTTCGGCTTTTAAATCGTTATTTTCCTTATAAAAAATATACCCTTTCTTGCCTGTTTTGGTTTTTACTATAATTGCTTTTTCCATATTTTTAAGTTTTATGTAAATTCAAAATATTCGTTGTCTTTTATAATAGTTGCCGTAAACGGAAACTTATCTTTTGGCACTTGAGCTATTTGTTTCTGTAACACTTTAGAACCCGTGAAAATGATGTGCTTTGTTTGGTTCTTTTCTATTTGAAGCGTTAAGCGTTTTGTACCTTCTTTTACTGTGGAAGCTTCAATTTTAAAATCGTGAATAGTTATAGGCACGTTTATAATGCGGTCTATCTTTATTTTATCTCCAGTAAAAGAGTTTATTTCGGGTTTTATATTAAAATCTTTAAATGCGTTCATTGGGTAGTAATGTCTTTATTAAATGTTTGGCGTTGCAATGCGATGTCCAGCCTTTATATGAAGCAATGGAAGCTTCGTTTTGGTTTTCCTTTAGCATTTTTGCAAAGTTTTTTTTGATTTGTTTTCGTAATAAAATATGTGTGTGGTAGAACTTGTAACCTAAAAAGTCGATGCCACGAGCTTCAACAGGAAATACTTGGTAGTTCTGTTTTACCTGAAGCTTTAAATTAGTGTTTAAATAGTGTTTAATGTCGCTTAAAAGCTCATGTAAATACGGTTTGTTTGGTGCAAGAATTACCATATCATCGGCATATCTGAAGTAATATTTAACGGCTTTGGTTTCCTTGATCCAATGGTCAAAATATGACAAGTAAAAGTTTGCAAGATATTGGCTTAAATAGTTGCCAATTGGCAAGCCATCGGCACTATCAATAATTTCATCAAGCAGCCAAAGTAAATCGGCATCTTTAAACTTTTTCCGAAGCAATTGTTTTAAACATTCGTGATTTACATTAGGGTAAAACTTAGTGATATCAAGCTTTAAGCAATAGGTTGTACCAGGAATATCTTTTAGCGATTTTTTAACAGCTTTTGCAGCTGCATGGATGCCTTTACCTTTAATGCAACTATACGTGTCAGCTGTAAAATTGGACACAAAAATAGGCTCAAGAACATTCATAATAGCGTGATGCGTGACCCTATCTGGAAAGTATGGTAATCTATAAACTTTACGTTCTTTGGGTTCAAAAACCGTGAAAATATCATACTCCGAAGTTTTGTAGCCTTTATTGGCTAAAAGTTCATTTAGCATTAAAAAATTGCCTTCAGGATTCAAATCAAACAATTTAACACCGTATGTGTTTAGTTTGCCTTTTCGGGCTTTTTGATCTGCCAGTCTGAGGTTTTCAATACTTATTATCTTTTGGTATAAATTACTTTGTCGTTTCATGCCTTTGCTTTAAAAAAGTCGCTTTCCATTTCTGTACCAACGCCTTTGGTTTAAATTGTTATCTTTTGCTATGTAAGCAAGGTCTGCAATGTTATATTTTAGCATAGGTGAGAGCTGACATTCGAATTCGAGTTCCAGTTATCGTAGTCGTTGTACGAGAACCTGACACCTGAAGCAGAACTACAACCACACATTGCACCACCTTAATTAATTAAGCTGTGAAATACGCTTTGTAAAGTTCTATAAACTGATTGCCTGCATATCGTGCCAAACTGCTTGAGATAAAGCAAAGGCGAGAGCCGACAGTCGAAATCGAGCGCCAGAGAACGAAGTCGAGGTACGAGAACCCGACACCCGAAGCAGAATCCATATCAAACCAAGGGTAGTATTTATCCCATTCGCCATTAGTCCAATCTGGTGTCCATGGCTCACCACCGTTTTCTATGGTGTTTAAGGCTTCAGCTATCAGTACGAGTTTAGCATGGGATATCATGGCGTTTTGATGCTTTTCTGGAAACATTGAAAAATCGGGAATAGCATTATTAGGATCTACACTTAATACTTCACATGCGTCTTCAAATGTTTTGATGTCTTCTTTTGTTAAATTTTCTGTGTTCATTTTATTATTGTTTTATAGTTAAAAATTCTTTGTAAATATCCTCGAATTGTTTGCCTGCATATTCTGCCAATTCTCTTGATTTAAAGCAAAGGCGAGAGCCGACACACGAAATCGAGTACCAGTGATCGTAGCCGTCGTACGAGAACCCGACACCCGAAGCAGAACCCATTTCAAACCAAGGATAGTATTTATATTCATTACTGTCTGTCCAGTCTGGAGTCCAACCCTCGTTTAAGGCTTGAGCTATAAGTTTTAGTTTACGATAGGCTACTTCATCGGGTGCTAATTCATCACATTGTTGCGCAAAATCCCTAGCAATAATGTTATGGTAGTTGAGTACATTGGGAAACGTTTGAATACGTTCCTTGATGTCTTTTGGTATCGGTTCAAAAGATACCTCTCCTGTTTTTTCGTCGAATTGCTTTATTTTAAAGCCTTCAGGAATGTTGATTTTTAGTGTGTTCATATATTGATTTTAAATTATTAATGTATGCTTCCGTGATTGTCTTCCCAATATCGTTTGCCTAAGTATCTATATGGGTTGGCTTTGTCTACTCCTTTTCTTGCTAAATAATTGTTATATGTTTTGATATAAACAATAGCATCAATCTTGTCTTTTTCTGATAGCTTTTTCCAAAGTCTTTCAGTATCAATTTTCTTTAATTTATGGTTGTATAGTTCCCAAAAGGTTTCAAAGCTTAAATCTGGAGCTCCAATTTCTATTTTGAAGTTTTTAATACATTTCCAGCCTTTAATCTGTTTTTCTAAGTACGGGAATTCCCCTTTAAGAAACAGCCAGTTAATTTGTTTCTGGTCTAATTCGCCTTCAATCAGTTTAAACTCAGCTAAAAGTCCATTTAAACGATATTTAAACTGCCATACAATAGCAGTGTTAGATCCTGTTACAGTATAGGTGGTAAAAAGTTCTTCCATTATGCTAGTTTTTCGTGAATTTGCATTTTTATGGTTCGACATGCATTTATACGGTAATCGTGATCTGATATAACTTTATCTAGTTCATTATATAAAGCTGCTGCATCGGGATACTTTAGGCTTAATTTGAAGGGTTTTCCGCTAAAGTCATCAGCTTTATCTATTTGCTTTTTTAGCAGTTTTTTCATAACATCGGCAAACAGATGGAAATACACTTTTTCTATAATCTCTGTAAACCACATATCGGGTCTTTCATGTTTTAGGCTTGTAATGATCGCATCAAGCTGTTGTTTTTTTATATTGATATCTATTTTCATCTACAATCGTGTTCTACTTTTAATACTTTACTACAATCATCACAAACGGTATGAACGGTTTCACAATTAACCGAACTACTCACCGTTACAAGGCTTTTGTTTAAATGTGGGCATTCCAATACGGCATAATTATCATACCAATCCATATCAGGATCTTCATCATCAAAACTTATCAATGAAAAGACCAAAACAATAATGGCCATAATGCCTATTACAATTAAAAGCAGTGTCATATTTCATTAGGTATTTGTACGTTCATGGCAGCTTCATAACCACGCTCAAAAGCTTGTTTCTCATGCCATAGTAAAAATTGTTTGAGTTCATAAGCCAAATTCATGGCATCCTTTCCATCTTGAATTGGTTTAGCAGCAATATCAACTAAAACTGATAGAGCTAATTCTACATTGTAAGTATCCGCCGCCATTAGTAAATGGATATTTCAAGTCCAACAAATCCACTGGTTCTAAATACAGGTATTTCTAAATCGTTTCGTTGTGTTATTTGAACCATACTACATATTTTAAAGGCATTGCTTATTTTATAATTAACAACACCAGAGAAAGACCAGGAATGATATGTAAAATTTTCTCTATCTATCCAGCCCCAACCAGCAAAGGCTCCAGCTTCAGTATTTTTTATAACTAACTTGTTAAAAGTGTAACCTAGGTTAGCTGAATAGCGTATATAATTACCTCCTTTTAATTGAGCATATTCAAACTCAGGAAAAACGGTCATGTAACCCCATTTCTGCTGATTTCCTTGCATGTTTAAACGAGTAATAATATTTGGGGTTAAAGCTTTGTTGCCTTTATTGTCTCCAGCTACCAAAAGTTTAGCATCTTGGAAAACAGATATGGTTGTTTTTTCTTGGGCATGTGCTAAACACATAGCACCAAGAACTATGATGATAATGACAATGATGTTTCTAATAGTTTTCATAATTTTGATTTTCAGTTTTTAATTAAACATTGTTTTTGTTTACCCTCAATGTTGGCGCATTGAGGTTTTTTTTATATCCTTTTTTTGCATTTGCTGAAGCGCAAAAATGGTTTTGCTTACTTCATGGGGTTGCATATCTATTAAAGGTTTTTTTACTGGAGCTTTTGTTTGTAACCAACCACCAAAAGCATTCATATCGGCATAGTAACGTTGCTGTTCTGGATGGTAAAACTGCCAACCGTTTTGCATTAATAGACTCAACACATTTCTGTGTGAAGCTTTGTTTGCATCAAATCGTGTCCATTTATTGGGTACTGGAGTGCCTCCTAATTGCTGAATGATTTGATTGGCCTGATAAAACGTTAAATCGTTAGTGCTGCACTTTAAAGAATCGCCTGTTTGGTGCATTACCAATTCGGCTTTCAATTCTTTATCGCCATGGGTTAAAATGGCAATGATTTTCTTTTGTTGGGCATCGGCTTGTATCATACGTCTAAGGTTTTTAGTTTTTTTGTTAGTTTTTCAGTTTCTTCAGCTAACGTTCTTAATTTTTCACAGATATCGATTGCTTCATTTAATTCAGGTAATCTATTTGAATTATATCCTAACCTCTCTATCGTTTTATTCCTTTTTTTTAGCAAATCTATTAGCTTATTTGATGCTTGATTATAGGTCATATAACGCTTTTTATATGTTTTTGAAATGCCTTTTGTTCGGCTATCGTTAATTCTTCAGTAGCTATCCAGTTACCGTTACCATCTAAATAAACTCGTTTGTCGTTTACAAACATTTCATGATCTACGCATTGAACAATATGTACCATGTTAAAGACCTGAAAAATTCAATAAAATGTTACTCCATTTACCAGTGGATTCATCTTTCATTTTAAACTCATAACCAAAGCCCTTTAAATGATTACTAAAGCTTTCCTTTATAAGGCGTAAACCTTCTTTCCAACGTGGATCATCATACTTGTCTTCATGTTTGTATAAATCCATAACACGACTGTATTCTAAATCGCCATTGGCATTTCGTTCCAAGAAGCTCAGTAAAATTTCATAAAGTTTTAGATCTCTTTTTTTAATGGTATCACCTAAAAATTCCTTAATAAGTTCTATGGCTTTAACAGAGCGTTCATCCCAAACAGGTTCTGTATCTCTCCTTCGTGTTACACGCATGGTATCATCTGTATTTGTTACAGAAAAACCACCTTTACTATTACTTCTAATTTTACCGTATGCGCTCAATTTTATGGCTTGTTTGTCCATTTCAATGTGGCAGTAATCCTTAAACTCACTTAGTTCTTTAAAGAGCGTTTTAGCCGTGGTTATAATATTGAAAACCTTTTCATCTCTATCCTTTTCATAGGCTTCCTTTTCTTTGGCTAATTTTTTTTGTTCAGAGGCTTTTCGTTGTTTTAACAACGCTTCCAATTCGGCTGTTGATAGTTTTGAGGGATCTAATGTTTGTGTGTCTGTACTCATGTTTTTGTTTGAATTAATTGTTAATATTTCGGGTTCTATAACTTCTATGTTTTTGATGTCCTTACACATAATCTTCAGGTTTAAATGGTTTCCAGAGTTCTTTTGCTTCATCATACACTTCCAATTCTCTAGCACTGTTATATTTCAGCTCTGGGCGTTTCCATTTATGATTTACGATATATTGAGAAATACCTAAAATATAGCCTTGAGTGTCGTTTACCGTGGCTGGATCTGTACTGTATCCATGGTTTAATATTATTTCTCTGTGTAACCAATACCTATCGGCTATATCTAAAACTTGCACCATGCTGTCATAACATAAAATGGCTCTTAGGTGTTCTGAGTAATTGCCTCTGGTCATGCTTTAATGGTTTTTGCGTTTGGGGTTTCGTCTAATTCGGCTAGTTTGGTTATGTAATACTTGATGGCACTTTCTATTCTTATTTTTTCGCTCTTTGTTAAAAATGGATTTGATAATTCTTTATTAAAGTTTGAAACCTTGGTTTCCAATTCTGTTTTAGTGTACGTTCTCATTCTTTTTTTGTGGCTTTAATTCATTCTTAATCATGTATAGTATGACTGAAGGATAATATCCTTCGATGGTTTTTGGATAGGCTGACAACAATTCTAAATACGTGTTAGGATCATTAACATTAGCTTGTATATAAGCCTTAAAATCGTTTTTAAAAGCCGTCTCTACCACACCAAGCCATTGTTGGCAATACCAATCGTAAAGTGGTTTTGAAGTAACTAATGATTGTAAAGGCAAACATTGATCTGTGCATTGCTTTAAACACCATTCAAAAAAATAACTAAACCTATAATCGTCATAAGTTTTGTAGTCTGTTTTTAATATGTCCTGTATTGCTTTCATACTATAATTTTAAATCGTTCCAATATTTCTGAGCACCTTCTTCCCAAATGGTATAGGGTTTGGTTATTTTTCCTCTTGAACCTCTACTTCTTGAAAAAGCTTTAAAGCCTTCTACATTTATTTTCTGATCGGCATCATACTCAATGGCATGGGCTAATGTTCCTATGGCATATTTACCTTTAACATGACTGTTAATTATGAATACAATGTTTGGGTTTTCGGCTTGCATATCTTTATACTCTTTTAAAGTCATAAAAGCATATTGTATAGAATCTATCACCACAAACCGAATGCCTCTTGAACGCTTTAAACGTTCCCGCATATCGTCCATAGGTTCTCTATGTAGTAGCTTTATTTTGTTACGTTCGTCTTTAGTTAAATTTTGCTCTTTAAAAGCTTCTTTCATGCTTAACCGTGCGCCTTCTTCAAGTGAGTTGTAAATAATGTTTCCAAACTTGGTAAGCTCTTTTATCAACTGTAGCATGAAAGTAGTTTTACCTTCACCACTTTTACCCTTTATAAACCATGTGCCACTGGCCTCTGGTCTTCCAAGTAAATCTCTAAATCGTCCCGTAAGAGGTATTTCAATGAACTTTTTTTTAAGTAACTCATCAATAGAAACTGCTTTTTTAAGTCGTCTCAATGGATTTTGGTTTTAGGCAGTTTGTTTTAAGTTTTGTTTTAGTTTATACTTATCAATATCTCTACGTACACGCCTTAAATCATCCTCGCAGTTTTCATATATGAATAGAATCTCATCATTATCCTGTACGCCGTTTGCTTTACAAATCAATGCAACATCGTTATAAGTGATATGGTCTAGCTTGATGAATTTTTTACCTATGCGACTGTAAAATTCTGCATAACCTATTTTATCACGCTGCACACCTTTTAAAATGCGTTTTTCTAAGGCTTTTACACCACTTACTACAAATCCACACTTACCGTTTAAATCGTTGTACAAATCCATGAATAAATCAAGTTGTGGGTCTTTAAGCTTGTCGAACTGATCTAGGGTTAGGCTTGGTGCATCAATTGATCTAAGATGATTTATAAACCGTTCTAGTAATTCTTCAGTTTTACCATAGCTTTCTTGACCACTAGCTACAAGCAGGTTTTTTAAATAGCTTTTTTTTGTCCAGCTGTTTTTACATTGCACATAAATATTTTGTCCAATATGTGCTTTCCAAAAATGCTTGTAAGTTTCACTTTTACTTTTACCAGGAGTATCTGAAATGCCAATGCTAATACCTAAATCTTGACTGCTTTTTAATAAGCTACTTAGTATTTTAAAATTGGTAGTTTCAACCGTGTTCCAATTCGTGTCTATAAATAATTTAGCCTCTATAATGCGCCACATTTCATTGCTAATTAGCTTCCAGTTATTATTGATAACTTGACTTACCAATGCTGTGGATACTTCCAGCAATTTTGCCATGTGGTTTTGGCTCGTTTTTTGTGCAAGCCTTGAAAGCTCGTTGGCAATAAGTGTTTTTTGTTGGGTATTCATAATGAATAAATTTTAGTTTTACATTCTATCGATATAAACTTCAGACTCTACCTCATTGCGCAATTGTTTTGGTAGTTTACCTCCGAATTTTATTTTAAGTTCTTGGTCTTTTATCAGTTGTTCTGGAGTAATGCCAGTTTCTCGTTGTATGCGTTGAATTGTTGATTTTGCAGATGCTTCTTCTTTTTTGCGTACCTCGTAATCTTTAGTGAATTGCGATTTATCGCCCTCAGTCATAAGCACTGGTATTTGTTGTTGTTTACGCACTGGTTGGGCATCGGCAACAAATTGTTTATCGCCATCAGGAAGCTTTAAGTACAGGCTCACATAATTGTCCAGTTGGTCAGGATCATACTTCACAAAGAATTTTTTGTTCACCCAGCGTTCTCTAAATCTTAAATCGATGTCGCCATTTACGTTATAAACCTCAAAGTGATATTTCTCATTAGCTATCTGTACTTTAATACCATCGGCTTTGTAAGTAATAGGTTCAGGAGTATAGCACCAGAACAGATCTATCATGTCTAGATAGTTTATAGGCTCGTGCATTAATGGTTCTTGAGCATAAACTTCATTACGTGGTATTCTTAAAGTTGGATGCGTTGCTTCGTTCCATTCCTGTACACACAATTCCCATGCTTTAACCAATTCTTCTTTCTTTGGAAGTTTAGAAAGGTTGCTTAACAAGAAGTCCATGTTAGGCTTATTGTTGTTGGTACGCACCTTTACCGATTGCTTATCACTAAACCACCACGAGTTGATGACTTGCTGTTGTAAGCGGTTAAAAATACCTTCCACTGGTGAGCTATGCTCATAAGCAGCATGTTTGTAATGTAAACCACCTTTTTTGGCAACCATTTTACCGTACAGTTCTTGCATACGGTTACTAGTATGTCCAGATTGTCCATCATAAGTAAATAAGTAAGGGCGTGATTGCGATTCTTGAAATGCCATTTTAACAGCTGTAAAATGGTCTACATGGCTTTCGGTTTCGCTAAAGCTCCAGCCTATAATTTTTTCACTATATACATCTATTACAGGATCTATCTTTAGTTTAGCAGCTGCACCAAGATCATTATCGTAATAATGCATCCAGTCAATTTTAGAACCATCAATTGCCCAATACGCATTAGGAAACCATTGCTCTTTATCACGTACCAGTTTGTGTCCGTATTTGTTTCTGTAAGCTTCAATACCATCACGACTAATCATCCATAGTTTTTCCTGTTCTGGTTCGTAAAGCCATTTGTAAATAGCACTTTCACTAAGTTCACACCAGCTTTTTTTAGCAGCTTCACGTAAGTATAAACTATGTAGTACAGGCACAACCACTTTGTTAGGCATACTGTATTGCGCAATAATCCAGTTAGCGATGTCTCCTTTTATTTTTTGAGCTGCTTTATTACCAGCGTTTTTATGTACCAGAAACTCATAACCTTCATCAATATAGCCTTGACACTTTCTGTCGAAAGCTCTAACATTGGTTGGTAAATTATGAGGGTATTTTTTAGTAGTGGTGTTTGGGTAGCATTCTGTTTTTAAGTCTTTAATAATGCTGCAAAGCTTCTTTTTTAAACCACCTTTATTGTTCTTTTTACGTTGGTCTTTTATTTTGGCTTCGTAGTTTTGTACAATCTTATTGTATAGATTAAGTATCTCAGCTTCACAGATGTATTGGGCTTGCTTTTTGTCGCTGATGCCTAATCCTGTATCATATCTAAACGATTTAAAGAAATCAATAGCAGCTTCATCGGATTCTAGTTGATTGGTAAACGTTTCTCTATCATCTGTTAAATAGGGGTTGCCATAACTTCTAATGATCAGTTGTCTTAAATCTTCAGGAACTGATTGAAATTCAATTAAGCCTGTTCTGCCGTTACCCTTAGTTCTGACTCTATTTATTTTACCACGCTGTACCCATTTTTGAAAGTTATCATAACTAAGTATCGATAGGTCTTTATAAAAAACCTCTTGGTCAACGCATACTGTATTTAGGTAATTTTCAAACATTAAAAACGATTTAATTAAGTTTTGACAAAGTGTTTACTGGTGTATTGTACTCAAGATTTTTTGAGTTAATGAATGTTTTGTGCCATATGAGTTTAGCTTCGTGTTCAGCTACAAAGCGTTCAATAGTAGGTTTACTGCTTGATTTAGGAATAGCCATAAGATTATATGTTTTTGTTACTGGAATAAGCTGCGTACATGTTTACAATTTCTCTTGCAGCTTCTATAATGCGTTTAGATTTTTCATTGGCAGGTTCCTCTTGTAGTTTTAAAACCTTTCCAATCCACATGCTTGTACAATTAAATTTCTTAGCTAAAGCACTGGCATTTACCATTCTTATTTCATCTTCTGTAAATGGAATGAATTTTTTTTGATACATTTGGTTTAAATATTTAAACAAATATATACTAAAAAGGTATATATCCAAAATTAATTATACATTTTTTGAATAATTTTTTATGAATGCATTTGAAAAAATTAAAAAAGCTAGAGAGATGTTAGGCTTGAGTCAGTCTGATTTTGCTGAATCCGTAGGCGTTACTCAAAAAGATGTCTCTTTATTAGAATCTGGAAATAAAAAATTTATACCAAATAAGTATATTGATTTTCTAATTGATAAAGGATTTGATTTGAATACTATTTTTGATGATACTTTAAAATTAAATTACAAGAATGAAATAGACTTAAAAACCTTGAATGAAACTACAAAAGTATATCAATTAAGAACAGATAGAAATCACGACATTCAAAATATACCTTTGTTTAATTTAGAAGCTACTGCTGGTTTAGTTGAGTTATTTCAAAATCAAGGAGACCAAACGCCTATCGATACAATTCGAATTCCTAATCTTCCAAAGTGTGATGGAGCTGTTTTTGTAACTGGGGATAGTATGTATCCACTTTTAAAAAGCGGTGATATTATAGCTTACAAACAAATTCATGATATAAGTAATGAAATATTTTGGGGAGAAATGTATCTAGTTTCAGTAGAAGTTTCAGGTGAAGAATACATTAGTGTTAAGTACATTCAGAAATCCGAAAAAGGTGATCAGTATATTAAGTTGGTATCGCAAAATCAACATCATCAACCAAAGGATGTACTACTTAAAAAAGTAAGAGCATTAGCACTTGTAAAAGCCAGCATTCGTATCAATGCCATGCGATAAAAACAAATTGTACAGAGTTTTAAAACCTTAAAACGTACCTTTTTATTATTAAATATCTAATAATTAATAACTTACATATTTAGCTAACTGTATTTTTCATGTAATAACCCCCATGCTTAACGCTTATTTTAAGCATTTATCTATACTTTTATGTAATTATACGGCATCTTAGCACATGTTTTTTTATGTGTTTTGTCCATCCTACTGTCCATCCTACTGTCCATTTAGTTAATTTTAAGCATATTTTAAATATTATGAGACTTTATATTTAAAGATCTAATGTAGATGTTTAAATATTATTTAAACGTTATTAAAACGGCTTAAAATAGTACTGTTTAAGCCATTTTACAATATAAATGGTATATTTGTTTGTGTAATGGTAGTTGTGCTTTTAAGCAATGATACCTCAATGATGGAATAATGATACTAATGTACAATTTGAATTTTTTAGCAAATTGCACCATAAACGCTCGAAAGCCTTGTAAAATAAGACTTTTTTCGACCTTTTTATATTTAGTTACTATGTATTATTTGTTTTAATGCCCCTAATATACTGCAAAAAACAAATAAATTAAACCACAGAAAACGGAATTTTTTGAGCCACTTAAAAACTCATTTCAGCCTAAGATATAAAAGCATTTGCAAAAATTTTTGCTATGCTCACTTTTATCCGTTATAAGTGGCTCACATTTTTCGCCCTATCCATTCTGACATTAATTTTAAATATAATATAAAATATTTTGCATAAAGTCGATTATAATGGAAAATATTTTACATTAAGCGCCAGTTAAAAAATTATATTGAAAAAACTTTAAATTTTTACTGGAAAATATTTTGCAAAATTATAGTTATAATGGAAAATATTTTGCAATTTAGCGTTCTAAACCGTTTATAATGGAAAAAAAGGCATCTTCCTTGCATTTACAGGAGATTATTTATGGATCACCGGACGCTGTAACATCACGTAGACTATCACAATGGGAAGACAAGGGCTACATACGAAAAATAGCATCCAGGCTATATACGTCAAACTTTGAAGATAATCCCGCAGATATCATAAGACGTAATATTTTCCCAATTCTGGGGAATTTATATCCGAGAGCAGTGTTGAGCCATCGTTCTGCTTTAGAGTTTGCACCTACCGCTAATGGCAACCTATTTATTACCTACAAGTATACCAAAAAAGTAAAGCTTCCGGGAATTACCATTCGCTTTATGGAAGGTCCCAAAGCCATCGAGGGGGACATGTCCTTCTCAGGAGAATTAATGGTTTCCCAAAGGGAACGTGCATTTCTGGAAAATCTTCAGGTATCCAGACAGACCGGAGCCGATTCAAAAACGTTGGCCTTTCCACAAATAGAGGAAAAGCTTGAAAAAATCATACGTGTAAACGGTGAACAGGAATTGAACCTAGTACGTGACCGGGCAAGGGAAATTTCCAAAACATTAGGTATGGAAAAAGAATTCCAAAAACTCAATAGAATCGTAAGTTCCCTATTGGCCACAAGATCATCAAAGGAACTGAAATCACCAGTGGCCACAGCGCGGGCAACTGGCAATCCTTATGACCCTGTCCGTATTCAATTGTTTGAAATACTTTTTAGGGAATTAAAGCAACAAGAATTTAAATATAGGGAAGATAAAAATACCACCACCAATGCCTATCGCAACTTTGCCTTTTTTGAAAGCTATTTTTCCAACTATATAGAAGGTACGGTCTTTGAGATAGACGAGGCAAAACAGGTCATTGCCACACAACAGCCGTTACCATCCAGAAATGAGGATTCTCACGATGTTTTGGGAACCTACCAATTGGTTTCCAATAGGCAGGAAATGAAAATCACACCCTATTCAGGGGAAAATCTTTTAGACATTCTACAATACCGGCATGCCATACTATTGGATGCCCGCAAGGATAAAAACCCAGGGAAATTTAAAGTAAAAAACAATCAGGCAGGAGATACTTCATTCGTGGACATGGAGCTTGTTCGAGGCACTCTATTAAAGAGCTTTGACTTTTATCAGGCCCTTACCCATCCCTTTTCTAAAGCCGCCTATATCATGTTTGTAGTCAGTGAAGTCCATCCTTTTTTAGACGGTAATGGAAGAATCGCGCGGATTATGATGAACGCCGAGCTATCGTCGGCTGGGCAAACAAAAATTATTATTCCAACAGTTTACCGTGATGATTATTTAGGCGGATTGCGCAGGTTGACTAGAAACAATGATCCTGGTGTCTATATCAGGATGCTCGAACGCGCCCATGCGTTCAGTGATACCATCGTTGGCACTGATATGGATGCTATGGAAATTATCCTAAGAAAAAGTGATGCATTCAAAGAAAGTAACGAAGGGGTTTTAAAAATAATTGGTTAATAATCAAATTGCATAAACGTGATTCAAACCAAAAAACATTAAAATTTTCAGAAAAAAGTAAATATCTTAAGACCATAGACCTTTATTTGTTGTAGTCTTTTTGGAACATAAAAGTCAAAAATGACACTATCAAAAATTATTATGCTAGTTAAAAACGTTTTGTTCCCCAAACTGCAAATAACGGTTAAAGTGAACCATTAAAAACAGATTTTTTTGAGCCGCTTAAAAACTCATTTAAGCCTAAGATATAAAAGGATTTGCAATAATTATTGCTATGCTCACTTTCATACGCCGCAAATGGCTCACTTTGCCCGCCCTATCCAGGTTATGAGCCTAAGTCGTTATTTTTATTTTGAATATGGAGCTTGGCTTTTAAAGCTTCCATATCATCACTAACCTTTCTCTCTACCACTCTTGCATAGATTTGGGTTGTTGATATTTTTGTATGGCTTAGTAATTTAGACACCGTTTCGATTGGTACTCCATTACTCAAGGTGACTGTCGTTGCAAATGTGTGGCGAGCCATATGAAATGTTAAGTTCTTTTTAATGCCACATGCATCTGCCACTTCCTTTAAATATAGATTTAGTTTTTCATTTGTAATAACAGGGAATAACGTCTCAGTTATTTGGGTCATTGGATGCCCTTTGTATTTTTCAATTAATTCTTCTGCCTTATCTAATAATGGAACTTTAATTGGTATTTTTGTTTTTTGCCTTTTTGAAACTACCCAATTATTGCCATCGATTCCTTTAAGAATATTCGAATCATTCAATGTTATGATGTCTGCATAACTAATACCTGTATAGCAACTGAAAACAAATAGATCTCTAACTCTTTCCAGACGTTCTATTGGGAAATAATAGGTTTCTAAATTAGAGAGTTCATTCTCTGAAAGAAATTCACGCTCTTTCTTTTCCCATGTTGGTTTCCATCTCATGAATGGGTCTTTATCCACCCACTCCATATGAAAAGCTAGTGTTACCATTTTACGTAAACGCTGCAAATGTTTCATAACTGTATTATGGTTCATTGCCTTTGGATGGCCTTTTGGCCAATATTTATGTAGAAAAGTCTCAAAATCACAAATAAATTTGTAATTCAGCTGTTTTAGGAATACGTCCGTTGTCTTTAATGATGTCGTAAGAAACCTTTTTATGTAATTTTCTGTAATCCCAAAATTGATGACAGTGCCTGGTGCCAAAGTGCCTTCTATTTTGTGTGTATGATAGTTTATCAACTCTTGGAGTGTTTTACTTGTTTCTAGTTCTCCTACATAACTGGCTTTGATGAGTTGCGCCGTAATTAATTCTCCCTTGAATTTCAAATCTTGATAGCATTGAAATAATTGAGTGTGCGTTTGGTCTAAATATAGGTTTATTTGTCTTGCTTCACTGGAAGTTCCTTTTGCCCTTTTCTTTTTAGCATCCCAAAGGGAAATATCAATTTTTCGTTTAAGGCTTAAGTTCACTCGTTTACCATTAACAGTAATTCTAGCATAAAGTAATGCCTGGTCATCATTCTTATTTTTTTGATTAATAAAAAATAGAATAGAAAATGTGTTTGTACTTCTCAT